ATAAAGAAGTTACCAAAGCGCCGTCTAAAAAACTGGAAAATGTTAAGTTAAAAGCATTTAATAGCTTTCTTTCAAACCTATAATTGTATAAATATAAACATGAGACAGAGACAATATTCTCACAAAATTAAGGAGTTATCACATGTCAGAAGAAAAAAATGAAGCTCTGGAGCAAGAAGCAGAAGTGACCGAGGAAACTCAAGAAGAGTCCACTCAAAATGACGATGTTCAAGTCGATGAGGCTTCCCTTCCAGGTGCTGGAAAAAATAAAGAACCTATGCATCCCGCTCCCGAAAAGGCAGCCGATACGGGTGTAAATAATGAGGTTCCAGACGGACCCAAACCTGATTTTACAAAAGGGGTTCCGTCCGCTAAGAAACGTCCTGCAGATAAAGGAAAAGTTTCTGAAAGTGCATCAAAGATGTCACTTATTAAATCAATTTACGATAAGTTAGATGAGATGAGCAAAGACGAAGTTGCTGAAATTCTCGGCGCACTTAACGAAGTTGATGATGTTGAATTCGATGAAGAAGGTAATGAAATTGTTTCTGAAAATAAAGAAACAAAAGAAGTAGTTGCTAGAGAAGAATTCAATCTTGAGAGTGATGTTCAAGCACTTATTGAAGGCGAAGAACTTTCAGACGAATTTAAAGAAAAAGCGGCCACTATATTTGAAGCCGCAGTTTTTGCCAGAGTAAATGATGAAATTTCAACAAGAATAGACAAACTGGATGAACAATACAAGACAGAACTTCAAGAATCCATCGAAAACAATCGCACAGTTATGATTGAAAAAGTAGATGATTTCATGAATTATGTTGTTAAAGAATGGATGCAGGAAAATGAACTTGCAGTTGATAAAGGCATTCGTTCAGAAATTGTTGAAGATTTCATGGTCGGTCTTAAAAATTTATTTGTTGAACACTATGTCGATATTCCAGACGAAAAGGTTGATCTTGTAGATGACCTGTTCGCCAAAGTTGAAGACTTAGAAGGTTCATTAAATTCTGAAATTCAAAAAAACATCGACTCATCTAAAGAACTCAAAGAGTTCAAAAAGTTAGATTCTATGTATACTGTATCAGAAGGAATGACTGAGGTAGATCAAGAAAAAATGATTAAGTTGGCAGAAGGTATTGAGTATGAAGACGAAGAATCATATACTGAAAAACTTCAGATCATTAAAGACAAGTATTTTCGTGCAGAAAACGCTGAAGACAAACAGGTTTTAACTGAAGGGTCTACAGACACACAAGATGATATGGAACCGAATGAAGACAATTCTTCAGACGATGTGATGGCAGAAGCACCTGAAAACATTAAACAGTATGCAAATGCTATTTCTAGAACACAAATTAAATAACAACTAAGGAGATTTACACATGTATCTTTCAGAAAATTTACAAAAAAAGTGGGCTCCTATTCTTGACCATCCAGAATTGGGTAACATTGACGACCCATATCGTAAAGCAGTAACAACTGTTTTGCTGGAGAACCAAGAAAAGTCCATGCAGGAAGACAATCAAGTTCTTTCTTCACAAAACTTCTTGACAGAGGGACAGGCTTCAGGTGCATTTCCAGATACTGGTGGTGTAGCAAAGTACGATCCTATTATGATTTCACTCGTAAGACGAGCAATGCCTAATCTCATTGCATATGATGTCTGCGGTGTACAGCCCATGACTGGTCCTACTGGTCTTATCTTTGCTATGAGAGCAAGATATGTCACAATGAATCAGTCCCCAGAGGCACTTTATAACGAAGCAGATACTAATTATTCTGCTAATAGTAATGTGACACAAGCGGACAATGTTCCAGGACTTCAGGTTCATACTGATGGAACAGCTAACGCTTCTCATAGTTTAGCGAGTGGTGGATTAACAACTGCCGCAGGTGAGACAATGACACCTAATAACATGGCTTTCTCAATCGAGAAGGTTACTGTTACTGCGAAAACAAGAGCCTTAAGAGCAGATTACACAATGGAAGTTGCTCAGGATCTTAAAGCAGTTCATGGTCTCGATGCAGAAACAGAACTCAGCAATATTCTTTCCGCTGAGATTCTTGCAGAGATTAACCGTGAGGTTGTTCGTAAGATTTACAGGGAAGCCAAAGTTGGTGCCCAAACTAACACTACACAATCAGGTATCTTTGATCTCGACACAGATTCAAATGGTCGCTGGTCCGTTGAGAAGTTTAAAGGTCTCATGTTCCAGATCGAGAGAGAAGCAAACGAGATTGCGAAGAAGACACGTAGAGGAAAAGGTAATATGATTATCACTTCTTCAGATGTTGCTTCTGCACTTCAAATGGCTGGAGTTCTTGATTACGCTCCTGCTCTTGATAGCAATAATCTCAATCCTGATGATGCAGGAAACACTTTTGTTGGCGTACTTAACGGTCGCTATCGTGTTTATGTTGATCCATATGCAGTAACAAATGATGTCAACTACTTTGTAGTTGGATACAAAGGATCATCTTCATATGATGCTGGTATGTTCTACTGCCCATACGTTCCATTGCAAATGGTACGTGCGGTTGACACAAGCACTTTCCAGCCAAAAATTGGATTCAAGACTCGTTACGGTCTCGTAAGGAATCCTTTTGCAACTGGAGCCGCAGACATCACAAGTACTGGTTCTTCGGATATTAGTGGAGACAATGCTGGTGCGGCAGGCAATGAGTACTACAGGATTGTACGAGTAGCTAACTTAATGTAAGTTTCTCTAAAAAACTTAGTATACATAAAAGGAGTAGGGTAAAACCTACTCCTTTTTTTGTTTTTGGAGATATTATGCATTCTAAAATTGATTTATACAAACAACTTCCCCCCTATCCTGGTAATTCTCTTACACTTCATTTAGATAATATTAAAAAATTAATAGAAACTACAAAATCAAAAACCGCATTAGATTATGGATGCGGAAAAGCACAGCACTATATAAAAGACAGGATTCATTTATCATGGGGACTTGATAAAATGGGACTTTACGATCCTGCAGTATTAGAATGGAATAGTTTACCAGGAGATAATTTTGATTGTGTTATTTCTACAGATGTTTTAGAACATGTTCCAGAACAAGAAATAAATAAAACTTTAGAAGAAATTTTTACTTTATCAAATAAATGTGTCTATTTGAATATAGCAATGTATCCTGCCCGCCAGATTTTACCAAATGGTGAAAATGCTCATTGTACATTAAAACCAAAACAGTGGTGGAGATATAGAATAGCCGAAACAATAAAAGAAAATATTAAAGTTCATGTTGTATATTCGTATACACATGGTAATAAAAACACAGAATATGAAATTTATACTAAAAAATGATTTTTTGCATAGGTAATGGTAAATCAAGAGAAAACATAGACTTGCATTTTTTGAAGAAAAAGGGTATAATATATGGAAGTAATGCTCTTTATCGTGATTTTGTACCTGATCATTTGGTTGCAACTGATCCAGATATGGTTAATGAAATAATTAAATCTGGTTATGCTGAAGAAAATGTTGTTTGGACAACTGAATATTGCATGTTTAAGCAAGAAAAATTGAATGAAACTAAAGATATACCTAATAAGTATAAAGTTCGAATAATACCTTTCGAAATGGTACATCCAGTAAATTCTGGACATATTAGTATTAGATTAGCTTGGAAACAACATCCAGAACAACAAATTTATATGATAGGTTTTGATTTGTTTGGTGAAAGAAAAAATATTTATGATGGAACTGATAATTATCCATTGAACGAAACACGAAAAAGCAGATTTATTTATGACAATTCTGGAATGACAGAATCAGACATTTTTACTCATATGATAAAAAAATATTATGATCAAGAAGACGAAAGAATAGGAATGTTTTGGTTGTTAAAAGAAGAATTATGTACTGGAATAAGATTAACAAGAGTTATTGATGATGATTCAAAAATTGAAAATATTGATAATATAACAACAGAACAGTTTTTAGAAGAAATAGAATGGCAGTAGTTGTAATAGGAAATGGAAAATCCAGACAACATATGGATTTAAATAAAATTAAAGAAAAAGCATGGACTTTTGGATGTAATGCTCTTTATCGTGATTTTGCACCAGATTATCTTTTAACCGTTGATGGTCATATTACACATGAAGTATTAAATTCTGATTATTCTTTAAACAATAAAGTTCTTATTAGTAATATGAATCCTCTTCCAGGAGAAGTTAGAGATTCTATGGAGATTCCTGATGATGCTATATTATTTGAGAATGAACCAACCGGTTATGAATTCATTTATAATGGATTTAGACGACATCATCATATAACTTGGATAAAAGAAAAAAGTCAAATATCACATGTTCCCAGTCCAATATATGGAGGAAGTGCTGGTATACAAACTATAAGAGTAGCACATGAATATTATCCCAAAGATATAAAATATTTAATAGGTTTTGATGTATTTGGTGAAAGAGATAATGTGTATGATGGTACTAATGCTTATCCTTCAGAAGGGGCGGGTAATACTATGACAGATGAATTTATAGAAGGATTCAAAGACTTACTAAATATATATGATGATCTTATAATGAAAAGAGTTATTGATCAAAATCAATCATTAGAAAATATACCAAATGTATCGGAAGATGAACTATGGCAGAAGCTACAAGACAACCAAAAAATTTAAATTATTTTATACCCACGGGTTTTAAATTTGTGATTGACAAAATTCCGCATGTGAACTTTTTTTGTCAATCTACTAATTTACCGGGTTTGTCAGCAGGTCAGTTTTTACAAGTAACTCCTCTTAGAGATATGCCTATTGCTGGCGATAAAGTACAAATGAATGAATTACGTGTTAGGTTTATAATAGATGAAGAATTACAAAATTGGTTAGAAGTTTATAATTGGATTAAAGGAATTACTTTTCCTGAAGACTTAGAACAGTATAATTCTGAAGAAACCTATTCTGATGGTTTCTTAACAATCCTTACGAGCAATAAGAATGTTCAATATGTGGCTAAATTTACAAATTTGTTTCCTGTAGATTTAACTGATATAGAGATGTCTTCGGATGTTGCTGATGCAGAAGTTGTTGCCGCGGATGCTACATTCGCATATACTACATATAAAGTTGAGAGAATTATAGGAGAACGTTGATTATGAGGTATAATGAAATTAGAAAACATACAAGAATTATGGACCAGTGATTGTGTTCTAGATGATTTGCAATTAGATGTAGAATCAACAAGAATACCAGAACTTCACAATAAATATTTTAAAATTTTTTCAGATGAAAAATTAAGACTTGTAAAATATGAGTCAAAAATGAAAGAATTGTCTAAATTAAAATGGCTTTATTATACAGGTAAACTTGACAAAGATAGTTTAGATAAATTAGAGTGGGAACCATTTGAATTAGATATTAAATCTAGAAATAAATTAGATATAGATAGATTTTTAAATTCAGATAAAGATATAATTGAAATGCAAGAAAAAATTGAATATCAAAAAGAAAAAATAAATTATTTAGAATCAATTATAAAAACGATTATCAATAGAAATTTTTTGATTAAGAGTATAATTGATTGGAGAAAATTTACTTCAGGAGCATAATGAGTTATGATTATTTAATCCTTTCTCCTCCATTATTTGAAAAAGATGGTGGTGCAATGGGGGGAACTGAAAGACAAATTTTAACAGTTGCGGAAAAACTTGCTAGTGAAAATTTTAATGTTGGATTAGTTCATTCTCAAACAGATGGAACTGATCGAATAGTAAATGGTGTAAAACATTTAAATATGTTTAGACATCATTATGCTAAATCGAGGGTAAGAATACATTGCAATCAGATTGCATATAATGGTAATAGTTGGAAAAATTATTATATGTTTAATCCTCATATTCCAGTATTATCTCCCTTAGAAATGAATAGTGGAGATAAAACTTATATTTGGTTACATAATTGGACAACTTGTCATGAAGAAGTTCCTAGATTATTTTTATCTAATGCACTTAAAAAATATGTACAAGATAAGGGAAAAACAGTTGAGGGAGATCAAACTATTCATTATATGGTTCCAAAAGGTATGGATAAACAAAAACCAAAAGAAAAAAGATCAAATTATCTTTTTTGGATGAGTGCTTTTGGAAAAGGATTTAGAGAAGCATTAACGATTTATGTTGCTCTTTATGATAAAGGAATGAAAAGACCTTTTTATGTTTGTTGTCCTCCTCAAAGACAAAAGAAAGATGTTAAAATATTTACAGATTTTATGGCAGACCTTAATAAAAACGGATATCCTATTCATTTTTTGGGAGAATTAAACTATGAAGGAGTTTTAAGAAGTTTATCGAATGCCGCTTGTCTTTTTAGACCAGGACTGCCCCAAGAAACTTTCGGTCTTATTTATCTTGAAGCAAATAAATTGGGAGTACCTGTAATAACATATGAATCAGATGCGGCTGAAGAAATATTAACAGATAAAAATAACATGTTTATAAGAAAAGATACAACTATAGATGATGTTTATAATTGGACTATTGATATTGATAAAAAGAAAACATCAGTTGATATGAAAAAATTTGATCCTGATAAAATTATTAAAAAATGGACTAACTTATTAAAATGAATTCACCAAATCCGAAAGATTTAATAA